TGTCTTCTGGACGCGGTTGCGGATAAAAATATGACCACAAAAGGCATTACAAGTGGCAACCCAAGAACAAGTATTCCAATGCCCCACGGACCCAAGGCGGCAACGATTTGAGCCAGCGCACCCATGGCGGCTGCGGTTGATGCGTCCATTACTCCTCCGGTGCGAGGTCCGGAAGATTCCTCAGGGCCTCGTTGGTTTTGCGCAGGTCATCGATGCCGGGCACCTCGTACCCTTCGTCAGCCAGCTTGGTGGCTGCATCAACAACCTGACCTGCAAGGCGTGTGGCCGTAGGAATCAAGGCGACAATCAGATCAACAGTAGCAGGTGATATGGCCATGTCATTCCCCCTGTATAGACAGAGACATCAACGTTGTGCTGATGTCTGATATGAGTTGTGCAATATCAGCCCCCAGGGCGTTGAGGCCCTCTGGAGTGTCTGTTGCATTGGTCCCGGCCCACACAATGACCATGTCGTTGTATGCGATGATTGATCGCTTGAGGGCGTCCATGGATTTGGCCAGCTCTGCTGGCATTGTCTCTCCTGCCGCCTGCAATCGTTCTTCGGTGGCAACATAGTTTGCGTACAGCTCTTGATATGCCTGCCCGACCTCATACCCTGTTGACTGCGCTCGCTCCCTGGGCGTCATGTTTACCGAGCAACCGCAAGCGATACTGACGAGCATCACGACGCTGAAAAGCATCGGCAGAAAAAGGACAGATGTCTTGGTGGTCGAGGTTGCTGATTTTTCCCCGGGCTGCTGCTTGGCCTTGCCAGTAACCAGGGCCAGCGCTTCAATGACTTTGTATACCTTGGCCACAAATGCATCGTCAGCAGGGGTGTCTGTCAGCTTGGTGATCAGGCTGGCAGCGGTCACAACAGACGTTGCAGCCGCCAAAATACCCACCCAGTTTTCTATGATCCAATTGATTATATCCACGGCTTCCTCCGTTATGCTGCAAACAGTTTGATGCCATATCGCGCCACATCGTGATTGCGGCAGTCTATGTGCAACCAGGAAACGTCTGCCTCCATGGCTGTAACCAGGAACGTCCCATCATCATCCCGCACCATTTCAAGGTCCTCGATGATAGCCTGGCGGATCGTCTCTGCCGGGGCCCGCATGGGTATCAGGTCCAATGCCCGTCCGTAGCGGTGCTGGGACAACTTGGCTCCAACATCGCATCCTGCAGGACGAAACCCTCGGTACTGATTTGTCCCGCCATAAAACCAGTCATTTACGACCATGGGTCCAAACTTATCACGCAGCTTGTCTGCTGCTCGCAGGATACGGTCGTCATACACGTTCCAGAGCCGTTCGCCATACCGATCAAGTTCGGCACGGGGGACAAGCTCGTGAAGGGCGAAGTATGTTGGTCTGTACATGCGGCCTGGTTTAGCCGTCAGACATGAACTGGTGAAATGAAGCGGGTTCAGTGATTTTTTTGCAGAAAAAACGAGAAAACCCCGCCCTCATACACTGAGAGCGGGGTTCGTTTCGGCAATATTGTACCTGCTATTCTGGTCGATACATAAACGACCATTTCCCTAGGGCCAAGCCGTCAAAAGAAACATCTGTCGTAAACGTCCGATGGTATCGAAGTGTATCTGTCGTTCGACCGGAAAGGGTACAGGTTACGGTGTCGACAACTGTCTCTCCATTTACCAGGAAGAAAATAATCCTGCTGTTATGAATGTGGTGACACTTTTCGTCATGCGTCCAGTCTACGGTTCCATCGATGCAATATTCTTCGCCGTTCTTTGACAAGACAGTATTAAACACACCGTAAATGCTACAATCTTGCATGCTGTACGGCAACGATCTGTCGCTGATAGGAGAGGAGTTAATCAGCACCCTTTTCCCAACATACGGACTCGAACAAGCCGCCAGAAACACTGCACCAACAAACAAAAAAAACAACCTTTTCATTTTACCCAACCTCCTTTTTCGATGACCAATATCCACTGCCTTACGCTCGTGCAAGGCAAAAATCAAAACCAGGCAATCAAATCGGCAGACGGCGCTGTTTTGGCGCAGCATCGTTAATGATCGCCCTGATGCGCCGTTCTGTAAGGCCATACTTTTTTGCAAGCTCCTGAATGTCGATTCCGGCCATCCTGTCACGATAGATGGCCATGTCCCGCTTTCGCTGCCTTTCCGTACGATCCCACATGGGGAAATACACCTGGCAACCCTGGAACAGCTCGGCTATCTTGCGGGCCGTTGTCTCGTCGGTAACCGCTGCTATTTCCTGGTAAATCTCCGGGATCATGCTGTCTCCATCATCTCTTGAGTACGTCAGACACAGCCTGGGCCTGTATGCGGAACAGCTCCAAGCATCCGGCACACCGGGGGCCTGGTGCATGGCGATCAGGGCACCTGGTGCAGGCCACGTTCCGGATGGCCTCGTAAATTTTGTCCACGGTCTCCGTAGGGGCCTTGCGTCCGTCCATGATCGCCCTCATCTTTCGTTCATGCCCGGCCTGGTCCCCGGCATAATTCCCGCCAGCCACCTGATACACAACTCCCTTGCTGGGCAACTCATCGGCATGGGACTTCCAGAACTTATAGACAGACCCATACCTGGCAACGATTTCATCCCTGAGGCTCATCGTGTTTCAGCCCCCTCGCGACGCTGCTGGTAGGCCAACGCGGATGTTATTGCCTGCAACTGGTCATGACTGCACCAGACAACCCTGTCCACACCCCACATCTTGCGTGCAAGGCCGTCTGCGTACGACGGCACAGGCCTCCCAAGAGAGTAGCATTGAGCCCAGATGCGTTTGATTTGCCTTGCCTTGTCGTCAGGCAGCGCACCTGTCCTTGATCGCTTTGGCGCCCATCCCATGTCCTCCATGACCCTTACCAGGCGGATCAGATCCCTGCCTGACAACTCCGAGGCCGACTCAACGCCCATACGCTCGGCCAGCACGGCTTTGTACTGGTCATCCGACATGCCAAGCTCTTTTTTCGCAATGTGAATCTTTGCCAGCAATGATCTGCGTTTTGACATCCCGTCCTCCTCCTGTTGATCCTTGATTGCCGCCCCCGTGAACGCATGGAGGCGGTGGTCAAATATCAACCTTCCAAATGCTTTATGTCATTTCCAGTTGTCTTCCATGTACCATTGAAGCCATCAATCGTCTTTCTCAGCCGTACCAGCTTACCAACCTTTTGTTCGTCGATCTTGTCGCCGATCTCCACCCGGAGCTGAGACAACATGATCTCCATATCAGCAGCCTCTTCTGCAAGTTCTGCAACAGCATCGCGACCGTCATACACATGCAGGGCAGCCGTGGCCAACTCCGTGGCCTCTTCCGCCACCTTGAGCAATCTGTGCTTGTACCCAAATGTGGTCAGAGCCTCTTCGTATATTGTCTGGTTCATTTTCTCGATCCAAAGCGTTCTTTTATTTTTGCCAGGTGTTCCATGGCACGCTGTCTGTTCGCCTCCAACTCCTGCTCCTCAATCCGTGCCCGCTCGTCTGCGCTGACAACCCTTCTCCCGTCTGTTGGCGCATACCTCAGGGCCTCTTCTTTTTTCCTGTGGGCAGTTTCAAAATTGCGCTCGGCAATCTCGTATGCGATGGCTCGCAGGTAGTTGTGTCCATCCAGGGGCCGCTTCAGCTTCCCATGGGCATCCCTTTCCATTACTGCCTTGATGCCTTCCGCCCAGTATTCTGGCCTGTTGTCAACAACGCGGCCTCCTTTCCACTGGGTGCGTGGATCACGGATGTATCCGTCCAGCTGACGGATAATGCGCAGGGCCCTGGACCAGGTCATGGCCCGGGGAGATCCGGGCTTCCGAAACAGGCCAAGATAGGACCAGATCAACCTGGGCAACTCGCCGGGCAGGGCATCAACCATTTTGCAGGCAGCTTTGGCGTCCGCATCGGCCAAAAACAATTCGATTGGTCCGTATGTTCCGCAGTGGGGGCATGTTGCCTTCATGATTTTAACCCCATCAGCTTCTCGAGTTTTTTTCTGGCACGGTCAAAGCGTTCGTTGTGCTTCCAGTATGCCGAAGAAGCGACTGGGTACGACTTCATCTTTTTAATCGCATCGTCCATCGTTGCCTTTGCAGCATCCATCTTGAGCTGCTTCTCAATGTACTCAAGTTCTTCAATTTTTATGGATAAGCCAATGTGCTTGCGTATGCATCGCACCAAGACTGGCTTGGAGAAGCTTTCCGGTGTTCGCTTGCTCATCCCCGCGCCTCCATCTGGTCTCTCATTGCCCGATCCCGGATGTCATCATACGTCCACGCACATCGCTTTACGCCGTCCGGTCCTGCTGAGTGGAAGCATTCGCACGCGCACCAAGTGCCGTGCCAGCAGCAGCAGTGCCGTTCGCAGAATGATCGATCAGCCTGGTCGCATGGGGGCCTGTTAATTTCGGCTCCGTGGTCAACAATCTGGTTGCCTCGCAGTAGATCCCATCGACTACCCACCAGCCCAACAGCTTCTTTCTGCATAGCATTTATCCTCCTTTTCCGTAGGCTGCTCGTCAGACCCGGGGCGCCACCCCCGGATGATCCCGCCCCCATGCATGGGGGCGGGATTTCGCATTACCTATCCTGCAACTTCTTCAGCGTTTCCTCGGCATCTTTAACGGTCATACCGGCCATGAAGGCGTATTCGATCCACGCATCTCCGTATAACTCAAGGAACCGTCCAAGGACCTCTATCTCCTGGTCTGTAAGCGCCATTATGCCACCCTCCCCTTGATCTCATGTTCGGCCACCTCGTACCAGAATGTGTCTTTCTCAACCCGCCTGGCATCCACCAGTGCCAGTTTTTCATCCGACCACTGGGAGAGTTCGTCCTTGTTCACGCTCTCTTTGACCCGGATGGCTTCGGTAAATCCCAGCTCCTTGAGCTTGCCCAGCACCATGGCCAACGTCTTCTTGGGCATGGGCTTGATCTCTTTGGACCGCCGATAGCCCAGGCTCCCAAAGTCCAGGTCCTTGGACCGCTTGTCCACAAACAGCTCATCCTTGTTGAACTCTGCAAACGCCAGCAACCCGTTTTCCAGAGAAGCCATCTTGGCCTGCAGGGGTGCAACAGCCGCCTCGGTCTCTGCCTTGAGCCTGTCAATCTCGTCGTTCATGGCGGCTTCCTGGGCCTTGATGGACCGCTTCAGTTCGGCGATTTCGGCCAAAGCCTTGTTGGCGGCTGCCAGATCTTTCACTGGGTAGAGATTTTTTGGTTTCTGTCTTGCCATGTTTCCTCCTTAAGCTGTTTTTGCCATTTCTTCGGTTATTTCTTCGTCTCCGGGGATTGATGATTCAGTCCCTGGGCTTGGGACGGTGAACAATGCCTCCATTTCCTCGGCCTCGTCCGCTGCAACGGCCAGATTTTGTCTCACAAGACGGAGCACTGCAGCCTGTTCAGGCCTGACTTGATGCATGATGCTCCCAAGGGCGATGGCGCATGATCGTATTTCCTGACTAACCATTGATAGCCTCCTTCATTCTCTTTGCAGGGACAAACGCGATCGTTTTGTGGCGCGGGATATTTATAAGCTCACCGGTCCTCGGGTTCCGCCCGGGCCGGGCCTGCCGTTCGACCACCTTCAGCGTCCCAACCTCATTCAATAACCGATGCCGCCCATGAATCACCAGGTCAGACGCAACAATGTCCATGTACATCTCCAGCACATCCTTCACCGCAACCTTGGGAACCCCCAAATACTCAGCAATCTCATTCACAGTTTCTGCCTTTGTCATCACGCCGCCTTTCTTGTTCATACAAACCTCCGTTATTGTAGGGGCACGGCGTACCGCACCCATCCATTCAAGTCCGTGTACGTCACCGAATCAAATCACCGGCACATACTGAGCAAAACTAAAGAAATCCCTTTCCGATTCCCACAGGCGCATGGACTCCCAGGGGTCCCGGTCCCACGAGGTGGGACGCCACGGCCTTCTGGATGTTGTCATTGTTTCCGAAGGCAGACCATTCATGTGTCTGACCATGGCGATCCACTCTTCGTCATAGACCTGCCTGCCCACTTCGGGCCAGACGCGGTCCATTATTTCTTCAACAAAAAATGACTTGTGGACGCCATGTACATAAAAGTCATATCTCGCCCTTGTTGATCCACAGACAATGCGCGGGGTGACATGGCGGCCGCGCCGGTTTTTGAGTCGGCCAATGTTGCTAAGCGAGTATTTTGTCTCTGGTATTTTCCGCCATTTCTCATCCATGGGAGACCTCCGTAAACCTGGCCATAATCGTCGTGCAGTGCTCCATGATTTTTTTCCTGGCCTTTTCCGAATACGGGTCCATATTCAAAAAGACCCTCACCAGCCCCAGGGCCGCACCCTTCTCAGTCTCAAACGGATCCACCGCCTTGATTGGAGGGTAGGGCGTGGCCCGCTGTTCCCGGGCACTCATTGTTCCCCTGTACTTGAGGGTGTTGCCGGACCGCCCAAACCGCTCGATGTACCCGGCTTCCTCCAGCCAGATACAGTATCGGCGGACCATGGAGTACGATACCCTGGTCACCTGGCTCAGGTCGTGGAACGACCATCCCGGCTTGTGACTTCGAACCGCCCGCCAGACCCTGATGTACGACTCACCATGCCTGCGAGGGGCCGCCTTGGGGATATACCGATACACGCCCGGGGACACACGCTCGGCCTCGCCATGGCCAACCATGTCCTGCATGCGCCTGCGCAGGCGCACCTTTTCCCGCTCGTCCTCCAGGCCAAAAACCTCATACAGCATGGCGTGGCTCACTTCGCGCTTGCCCCCCTCGGACAGGCCCATGAGCACGCCGCGCAGTTCGTCCATTCCAGCAGTGATGGTCATATCTTCCGCCCCCTTGCCGTTGCCTTGGTCACCAGATCGGCGTCCACGCTTTGCGTCTGGGCGGCCCGGCTTGCCTGTTCAACTTTGATCATCATTGTGTGGATGAGCCGAAAGTCGCCGCCTGACTTCTTCTTCATGATCCTGGCCGCCTCCGGGCTCATTTTGAGCCCGGCAGCCCTGGCCGCATAGTTGAGCACATCCATTTCCGATACAGGCCCAAAGGTCACTTCCTGGGTCACGCGGGACCATATCCGGCGTCTGCTGGACAAAAGCGGCTGCAACCCGGCCTCACCGATGAGCACAATAGGGGCGCCGCTCTGGTCATGAATGTCACGCAGGTCCTCGATTCTCTTAACATTCAAACGGTCTGCTTCATCAATGATGATGGTCTGCCGGTCCCGTTCCAGTGCCTCCATGATGGCAATTTTGCATCGGTTGGCAGAGTGGGGGCGCTCGCCCTTGACTTCCCAGCAGAGTGCCTGCAAGAATGCCGTTTGAGTCCAGTCCTGCCAAACCCGCAGGATCACGCCTCCGTTTTCGGCGTGGTAGTTCTCTGCGGCAAAGGTCTTGCCCCGGCCAGCCTGGCCGGAAACAACCCCAATCCCTGGCTGACCCTTTTCCGTATCTTCCAGGTTCCGCATGGCCCTGCGGAACCTGGAAACATTTTCCGTTTCCACAAATACCGGCTTCATTGCTCCTCCTCCTTATATGTTTGCCGCGTGACCATCATGGTCTCGCAGCATGACCAGCGTTTGCCGGAGCTGATTGTACCTTGGTGCAGCCACCTCGGCATATTCCCGGCTTTTCTCGTAGTATTCCTTCCAGGCGCGATCTTCCTCTGTCAGCTCGATCCCCTCCACCTCGGAGATCTTGAACAGATACTCGTACTTTTCGAGCTCTGTTGCGAAGAATGCAGGCCGATCATACCCGGGTTTGTCCGCGTCCAGCTCGGCGGCAATGGCCTGCTGGGCAGCGATCAGCTCCGGGTCGATTTCGTCCTCATGCGCCACCATGGGCTGTTCCTGGACAATGTCCTGCACCTGCAGCTCCACCTTTTCCCGCTTGACCCAGGGCAATTGCTGGATGGCTTCGCTGTCCCGGCCAAGGCCCATTGCGTCAGCCTGGCGGAAGGTTTCGCGCTTCAGCCGGGCTTGGAGTCTGTTGGCCTCCTGAACCTTGAGCATATCGAGTTCGTTGCCGAATTCCTTGGCCAGTGGATGGATGGCCGATACGGGCGTGGCCTCGCCAAGTGGATGGTTGTCCATGGTGAACATTTTGACAGCGGACAGGTCTGCCCAATGGTACCGGATCTTGATCTTCTGGTTGAGCCCGTAGAGCACATCGGACTCGTAATCGACCCCGGCAAGCGTAAACCTGCACCGCTTTGGATGGACAACCTTGGTGTGCATGAAATGCTGGTCCAGCTCTTCCGTCCTGATGCCCGGGCCGCGTCCGGCTTCCAGTACCTGCATGGGTGTGATCCCTTTACCAAGGGATCTGCACGGCCTGTTGGCGTACCATCCAACGTACAGGCGGAAGATTTCTGCGGCCTCGCGAACGTTGGGAATCCACCCGGAGTGGCGGGCCTGATGGAATTTTTCGTTTCTGGATCTCCATGCGGGCTTGGAGTCGATATTGTGCCCGCAATAGGATGGCAAAAGCCGCTGGCACTGCTCGTCAAATGTGCGGAAGAAACGTTCAACAATCTTGGTCCTGGCCTCGTATGGCTTGGACCTACGAACCGCGATGCCAAGCCGGGCATACAGGCCGTTCAGTTCTTCCAGATCCTCGCCATGAGCCAAAAAATACTTCGATGTGAAGGCCCGCCCATTATCAATATAGGCAACCTTGGGGTACTTCCCCAGGGTCTGACACGCCATGCGCAGGGCGGACGATATACAGAACGTTGATTCAGAAGGCATGATCTCCCAGCCAACAGGGCAGTGGGCACGCCAATCAAACCAGACCAGGAGACACATGCGCACGGGCCGCCCGTGAACCGGGTGCAGCACTTGGAAGTTGAGGTCGTGACCGTCAGCAAAGATGCAGTCACCGACCCCCAAAATTTTGTCGTTGCGGGTTGCATACGGCCCAACCTTGTCCTTAAGAGCCTTTTCGCCTTCCCGCATGAGCACAACCAGGTCGTGATGGTGGGCGTCGAACCGCTTGGCAAAACGCCGGAAAGATGCATACGATGCCACGTTGAGCCCGCGTTTCTCCAACACTGCCCTGGTGGCCTCATAGGCCAGGGCAATGCCCGGCCTGTTCGGCTGAAGCCATGCTGTCAGAAAGACAGCCTCGGCCTCAGGGCCTATCTGCCCGGGGCCTTTTCTGCCACCCTTGAGCCACTTACCGCGCTTGTCGCAGAGCACGCGGTAGTCATCGCCGTTGTCGCGCAGGGCCTTGTCCCACTTGTACAGGGTTGGCCGGGACACCCGCCCGCGACGGGCATACACTTTGGGCAGCAATTGGCCCGAATGATAGGCCAACAAAAAAGCGTCTGTTGCCTCGCCCTTTGTGGATGAGGACCTGGTAACATGAGCCCGCCATTCATGGACTATGCGGTACCTGTCCAGCCCGCTCTGATGGGCAGAATCCGGTATGGCTGCATCCGTTGGAATTTCGATGACGGCAGTGGCCTGCTGCTTAACCGGAACGCAGGCTGTATCTTTTGCAGACTCGGCAAGGATTTTGTGCTGAATGTCTTCCGGCAGATCAGACAGGTAAAATGCCTTGCCTCCGCCGCGGGCTTTTCGTTTGTGGCTTGTCCATGACTCTGACTTGGCACGCTTCTGTACGGCCCTGACTGTAACGCCTATTGCGTCGGCTATTTCTTTTGGTGTATACTCTTTCATTGCCCGGCCTCATCCGTTTAATTCCCTGCCCCCGATGAGCGGAGGAAGGGTCAAAAAGGGTGAAGCTACTCATGTGCTGGCCAGGTCGTCACTGGCTTGCCATTTATAAAGATTCCTCTGCCGTTATCGTCGAGGAACCGGCCAATTCGCCGAATCAACACATCCCGTTCAATAATTTGTTCCTTGTACACGTCAGCCACGATCCACAAAAAAACAATCAGCATGGGGAAGATGGCCGGCAAAACCAGCGCCAGCAACAAAAAGCCGTTGATTGTCAACAAAAGGTGATTCCACGTCGAGATGAAAACCTCCTTTTTGTACCCGAACATGACCACGAAAAACAGACCCCATGCCTGAATTGATAATATGATTAACATCCTTCCATCCTTAGAACGTTAGAACTTGTTTTAAAATACTCTTCAACGGCAATCATTTCCCTACTCAACAACTCAAAGCAAATAACATAGAAGTTGCCGCCATTCTCGTTGATTTCTCTATCTGTTCCGATGTTTGAATCGAACCATTTTAAAAAAGAACACAAACTCGCGCGTGTCATCTCTGGTGTTTCAAATGTCATTATAAAAGCCCCTTGATAAATGTTGGTTCATTAACCCTATGCCGCTTCCTCTTCATTGTATTTGTCCCCAAAGTAAGACCTTGGCACACCAAGCTCTGCAACAAAGTACAGATACAGCCTCCGGCTGGTCTTCTTCCCGGAGATGAACATGCTCACCACAGGCTTGGACACATCAAGGTCTAGTGCGATCTGTGCCTGGGTGATCCCGTGGATCAATAGCCAGGCCTTTATCTTCCGGCTTTTCATTATACCCCCAGCTTCTGCATCAAGGCGCGCTTCTTTTTCTGCCTTTGCTTCTCTTCCACCACCAACCGGCCATACTCGACATACATCTGATCATCTTTGTCCAGAACGGACAGGCCGGTGCCTTCCAGAACAGCAGACACAATCCCTGCATCACCAGTTATCACCACCAGGGCGGACACATATTCCAGGGGGAAGCGCCAGTCTCTCTTGGCCCCGGACGTCCAGTTGTTGATGTGGTTGATGGTGATGCTTTCTCCGGTCAGGCGTGACATCTCAGATGCGATCTGTTCCCTGCTCAACCGGCATGAATCCATCGCATGTGTCAGTGCCTCGCGCACCGCGTCCTTCCGGCTCAGACTACCGGCCCTCATGGACTGAGAGCCCGACGTCTGGATCGGGAGCAGAAGCTGCCTGCATGGTCCGACAGATTTTTTCGGGTTCCTAGACATTGAGTTTACTTCCAGATGCGGTTAGGTAGTTGTTTGTTGGGGTAAGCTGTTACCCCGTTGAAGTTCGTAGTACCCAGAAAAATTAGTTGCTGTCAACAAGAAAAGTGGTTCGTACTTAAAAAAGTAGACATGACGGATCAAAAAAGTGTTAACAGACTGAAAAAACGAGAAATATATGAAACAACGAACTTCTGACAAAAGTTCGCAGTTAAGTTCGCAGTTAGACCTGGAAAGTGCGAACCAGAAAACTGGCGATAGGATAAGATTTCTACGCGAGCAGAAAAGAGTTAGCCAGAAAAAACTGGCATCAGAAATCGGCTTATCAATGACCACGATTCAAAACTATGAGCGTGACATCAATATCCCGAAAGGGGACCACATTGTTAAGCTATGTTCGTTCTTCGGCGTATCGGCAGACTGGCTTTTGTTTGGTAAGGAGGAGTTGGCACCGTATGGAGCAGGTAGTGATTCTGGGTCTATATATAATGATACAAAACATGAACGAGTGGCAAAAACACTTGAAGATGGTCAGGATTTCAATACAGCCGATATCATATCAAAAACAATAGAAATACTTGAATCAAAGACCGTGTTCACCACGGCAATAGTAAGTAATATCGAAGCCTTTCACGAGGCTATCCAGATGAAAAAGGAGCTCAAGAAATTCAAGGCGGAGATGCAAACAGAAACAGCTAAAATGTTTAACGATATACGAAAAGAGGTTGCCAAGCTGCGCCAAGAGAACCAGCAGCTACGCGACGAGATAAGGCGCGACCGAGATCAAGAAGTTACTGAGGACACGGGTTAGGCTACACCACAACGGCCTGAGGCTTCACCGGGCATACACCAATATACGAAGCATCAGGACAGTCGGAAACCTTACCCAGATAGAGTGGGATACACAGACGCAGCGTTTTGGTTGGGACTCAGGAAGGATAAGCGTTGTGGTGGGTTTGGCTGCATAACCCAATCACGCCATGCATGTATGACAAAATACGGCGCCATAAAAAAAGGGCCTGTTCGGCCCTTTCAATTTTCTCGTTTTACCTGCAAATTTTCTACAAAAAGTAAATTTTTTCTCGTTTTGTCTTCACGCCTCCAAATCTTGCCGCCAACCTCCTCCAGCCCGCATCAGTCCTATATCCGTCCCACATCCGACCCCCACCATCTCCCTATGTCAACATTTCTCATCTTCACTGACCCCCCACACTCTTCCTTACCAAGGATGTGCTCTACCTGCTGAGCTACGTGGGCGTATGCCGAGCTGT